CCAACTGCTTCATTAAATTCCCAACAACTTCAAATGCTCTTGGGTGTTCAGATTGTTTGGCTATCTCTAACGCATTGGCTAGTGCCTCATGCCCTTGCTTAAGAAGTGCTTGTATGTTACCTCTTGTCAACTCATAGTCATCTTCGACTTTAGAATCTAATGGTTTTATTACTTCGCCTTCTCTTGATATAATTTCTGTCTTGGGTTGCGTCATGACATTATCAATACCAAAAATACTATTCAATTGTTCATCGCTTTTCATTTATGTCCTCATTATGCAGCAGGAAAATCTGATATGTTAACTGGTGGTATTGCTCTTACTGGTCTATCTTGTGGAACGATAACATTAGCAGCACGAGTTTGTCTAGGTGGGTTAGATATTTGCGTCGTATTTTGCGCTTGCGGAGATCTAGCGTATTCTTTATTTCTCCAGTAGCGATACTGCATAGTAACTTGCAACTTCATAACATCCTTTGCGCCATAGTCTAACTGAATTGCGGATATAGACTTTGGATAACATTCGTACAGTTCTATTCCATATGTGTAATTATCTTCATTGTCTAGCGTGTTAACTGTTATTTGAGTTGTATACTTCTCATAATAATTAAATATACGTGATTTGCCATCCTGAATCGAATTAATCCACTCATCGAAGAACCCTTTAATCCACATTTTACTATCACAATAGAAACTTAATTGTAGTGGGTCAAAAATTCTTTCATATGGCATTTCTCTAAACTCACCAAAAGTTCTTGACTGGGTTGTTGTATATGTGATACCAGGAAGTGTTGCTTGCTCACAAAACAACATCATCTTTCTCCACTCATTGGTGTTTTGATATTTTGCGTTTGTGATTATTTTTGGGCGACCAATAGTAACCTCATACTTAGAAGGTTTTTGTAAGCCACCCATTTTAATTTGGGTTATAAACTGATTTAACGTGCTCATCTAGATTTCCTTATTGAGTCTGCCCATACAACTGTCTTATTTGCGCCAACAAATCTTTCTACAGGCAGCATCATAGCAGTAGACCAATCACCAGCAGGAACAAGTTTAAATTGCGATCTTACATGATTATCAAGGTAGTGTTTCACGCAGGCATTTGCTAGACTAAATTTAGACAGCCCTGCTATCGTTTCCCATGAGTATCTAATTTTTGTAGTTTCGTCCATCTTCTTATTTGATGCAAACACCATAAGTCTATCCAGCAATCTAATGCGTAGTTGGTATGGTAGGTAGTGCATATTTAACCCCATAAAACCACCAGGAACTCTGGCGTAGGGAAATACTAGAGGAAACATGTCATAGTATGGTAACGTGTCCTTCGTTTTTGGATCATAGAAGAACATGTAAAGTTTGCCAGGAAGTACTTTTGATCTAAGTACGTCTGGGTTATTATTCATGACCTTGTTAGGTGTGAGATATCTCTGCTGTTTATTTAACAACAGAGCCTGTTGCTCGAACCATGTTTTAGATTTACGAGAGATATCAGGATCCATCCTAAATCTATCAAACAGGTCTTGAAAAGATTCTTTTTTAGCCATATTCTTATTTATTGCTTCTGTGCAAGACCAAGTTCATATTCGGTAATTATTCTGAATTCCCAGCCACGATCCTTAGCATAGTTATCTGCTGCCTTCCACTTTGCTTGATTTACAACAAAAGTGGTTGATTCAGTAAGATACCTCTGGGTTCTTCTGCCTGGATATTGGGGTGGTTGTGTTTGTTTATATGGTTTTACTTCAACCAAATATGTTACAAGTTTCCCAGTTTTATCTCTGGCTTGTATCCTGAAATCTACAAAATAACGATGAATTCTTTCGTCAATAGGCGACTTATATGGTATGACTGTCTCTTCAGAAGACCATCGCAAAACTGCACCATTTCGGTCGCACCAAGAAGCGAATCTTGTCTCCCAACTTGACCTCATTATAATGTTAGTTGGGTCGCCATCATATTTCTCTGGATGTAAAGGTTTAAATTTTCTCTTGTGAAACATAACTAAATAATAGAGGAGTTGTAATCCAACAATAGATATTTAGAGACTTCAAAGATGGCTGACCAAAAAAATCCTAACGACAAACCAGACTTTACCGCTGCCGATGGTAGTAAATATACGATCGGGCAACATACTTACCCAAGAGATTTAATAGGTAACTACAAAGAATATGGTGAAAGTATGATTCTCTTTAACATCAATGTTTTAGAGGAATCAAAACTAGGTAAGTCTATCGGCGATAATTATGTTAAAGATGCAGCGCCAAGTATTCGTAGTGAGTTGATCGCGATGGATTATTCTACCGATCGAGCCACAGCTGGGTTTGCTCTCGCTACAGGTGTTACTGGGGGTGGTGGAACTGCTGCTGCAACGAGCAGTGATCCATTAATTGGTGGTATACTAGCAGCAGCTGCTGGTGCGAGAGTCGCTGAATATGTGCAACCAAAAAGTGGTAAATTTACAAGACCAGTAAAAAGACTAAAAACTGCTATCGCATTGCATATGCCAAATCAGTTACAGGTTCGTTATGGTATGAATTGGCAAGATAAAGATCTGTTGGCAGAAACTGCCTTTCTCGAATCTCTTAGTCCAGGTTCAGTCGTAGCTGCTGGCGCTGGAGCTTTGGGTGCGAAACTGGTAGGAAACAGTCCAGCGAAAGGCGCAGCAGTTGGTTATGCTGCAGCAAACGTAGTGGGTAAACCAGGAATGACAAGTGCTGTTGCTTTAGCAAATCTTCCTGGAGGAGATGCACTTTCAGCTGGTTCTGGTGTTGCTGCTAACCCAAAGAAAGAACAAATATTTAAAGGTGTTGATTTTAGAACATTCAACATCAACTATGAGTTTTATCCTCGTAGCCAAGAGGAAGCCAATAACGTCTTAGCGATTATCTATCAGTTTAAGTATCATATGCACCCAGAGTATAAAGACGATGCCTTCTTGTTTTTATATCCATCTGAATTTGATATTTTCTATTACAAAGGTAGTGGATTAAACAAAGCGATTCATAAACATACTTCGTGTGTGTTGAGCGATATGACAGTTAACTATACACCAAACGGACAGTATACAACTTTCCCTGATGGAACTCCAACTCAAATTAATGTGCAGTTTACGTTTAAAGAGTTGGGTATTCTTACAAAAGATAAAATTGAAATGGGTCTATAATGTACTTCGATAAATTTAGAGACATATATTATGATTTTGACATTGGAAAAGAAACCACCGACCTCATGGTCGTTAAAGATATAACGAAGAATGTTCGTTTTAGAAAAGAGTTAGTTGAAAACATAACTCAGTGGGAATATTACTATCTAAAAGATGGCGAAACCTATGAGATGGTTTCTGAGAAGTTATACAAATCTTCTTTGTATCATTGGGTACTTATGATTCTAAACGAGAGGTATGATTACGTCAACGATTTGCCAATGTCACAACCACAACTAGATGATCATGTAATTAAAAAATATGGTTCATCAAATATTAACGCAATCCATCATTATGAAGATGCGAATGGAGATATTGTTAACTCTGGTGTAGGAACAACACCAATAACAAACACGGTTTTTGAAGATAGATTGAACGAACAAAAAAGAAAAATTAAAATTCTTTCGCCAGCGCTGTTGTTTACCGTACTTGAAACGTATAGGAAGGTGTAATGTCGGGATTAACTGGTTTACGAGCAGCTGGCTCGGTAAATATTGAAACTGCTATCGTAAGATCAGCAAATGGTTTTACACAAGATGTAAAAGGGCAGATTGTTCAAATAGAAGTATTTGAAGATATGTTTTCGCCATTCATAAGTGGAACTATTGTTCTTGCTGATGCTTTGGATCTTGTAAACTTTTTCCCATTTATTGGAGAAGAATATTTACTGTTAAAAATTGCTACACCATCATTTACTGATGCTGCTAGAATAATCCAAGGTGAGTTCTATTTGTTTAAGATGGATCAGAGAATACTTATGAACGACAAGAACCAAGTATATGCTATCCACTTCATTTCAAAAGAAGCAATCGCCGACTTAAACTTTAAGATTAGTAAATCGTTTGAGGGAGTATGTAGCGATATTGCCAGAAGAATTGTTAATACGCCAGAAGGATTAAACTCAGATAAACTTCTTAGATATGAACAAGCCAGCAACAAAATTAGATTCGTTTCTAATTTTTGGTCACCTGCTGCGTGCTTAAATTATCTGGCGAAAGTGGCTGTAAGCGATAAGTCAAATAGCACATACTTATTCTTTGAAAATCGTTTTGGGTTTAATTTCTTGACAATTAGTGAGTTATATGCTGGAGAAAAGTTTCAAGATTTCGTCTTTGATAATAAGACTAGAGATTTTACTAAGCAAGGTACAAATACACCAAACCCAGATGAAGCGTATAAGCGTGTATCAGAATTTAGAGTAGAGAAATCTTTTGACTATATGCAAAGAACACGAGCAGGTATCTACGCATCTAAGATGATTACTCATGACTTCGTTAGTAAGAAATACTCGGTAAGAAATTACAACCTTCTAAAAGACTACCCGAATCATAATCATTTAAATAAGTTTCCTATTGCTTCTAGTCGTGTTCCTGTTGCGCCTAATGCTTTACAGATGCATGAACAAAAACACTTTGGTGTATATACTGATTACTCAGATATTACTAATACAAAGTTTGCTCAACAAAGAATATCACTAATGGGTCAAGCTGAATCTTTTAAAGTTCAGATTGTAGTCCCAGGAAGAACAGATTATACAGTTGGTATGAAAGTAAATTTAGTAACATACAAAACACAATCGGCGAATGAGCAAGAGCCAACAGAAAATTTGATTGACAAAGTTCACTCAGGCGACTATTTAATTGCTGCTATTAACCATGTTATAGATACAGAGTCGATGCATACTTGTCATATGGAGTTGATTAAAGATTCTATGATTATTGATTTAGATAGAGGTGGGGTATAATGAAAAATTTAATGTTTCACACAGGTGTTGTTGAAAGTCGTGATGATCCACTAAAACTTGGACGTTGTAAAGTAAGAGTAGTTGGTGTTCACACAGAAGATCTAACACTTCTACCAACAGACGACTTGCCTTGGGCATTTCCTATGCAACCAATCAATTCAGCAGCGATGAATGGTATTGGTTTTTCTCCAGTTGGTCCAGTCCCAGGAACATGGGTTGTTATATTTTTCCAAGACGAAGCAAAACAGTTCCCTGTAATGATGGGAACTATTGGTGGTGTACCACAAGAAAGTCTATATGGACAAATTGACATTGATGAAGGTAATATAAATCTACAACCAAAAGATGAGTCAGTAGTTACTGAATTAAGAACAGTTCCAAGAACTATTGGTGGAACAACAGAGTTAACTTTCTATGATCCTGATGGACAAGTTACAGACCTAACCGCAAAACTCACAGAAAAGATGAGATTGTTTGGTGCTGGGGTTCAAGAAGAAACAGTAATTGAGCAAGTAGTCTCAAAAGATACAATTAGAATTACTAAAGCGTATGGTGGTAATGGAGAAAACATTATCACATTTAAAGTACCTCCAACAAATTTAGATGCAGTAAAAGAAAGTAGATCAGGACAAGAAGATACATTAAACACTAGTGGCACGACAACTAATATTACAGTAAACAGTGCTCAGCAACCACAAAAATCTCAAACAACAAACCCAGCTAATACTTCTACTGCTAACACGGTTCCTTCTACAACACCAGCAGAAGCGCCAGCTTCTTCTCCTGTTAATGATTCTATTCCTCTAGTACCACCTAAAAAATATCAGAAAAATTTGGCAGTACAAACAGCTTCTATTAAAGCGATGATTGCTGCTTGCGATAAAGTTGGGTTAACCGCAAAGGCGCAGAAGTGTGCTCTACTTGGTATCGCTGGTGGCGAATCAACATGGCAACCATTATTTGAAAATACCTCATATAGCGAATCAAGATTTAAGCAAATTTTTCCAGGAATCGCAAACAAACGTCCAGAAGAAGAATGGAAATCATACTGTAATTGGCCAGCTTCAAAGGGTAGAGAAGGTTTCTTTAGTTACATTTATGGACCAACGACACGAGGTAAGGGATTTTTCAACCATACTACCGATGCTGAAGGTGGTAAGTACTACGGACGTGGATACATTCAGCTAACAGGTAAGTCAAACTATATCAGATACAACAACCTTGCTAAAAAGATGGGTCTGAATATTGATATCGTAAACAATCCAGATTCACTTAATTCAGATCTCAACGTATGCGCTCTTGTTGCTGCGTTGTATCTAGTTGATCGTGTTCCAAAGAATACGCCAACCGATGCAAGATATTTTGAAGTAGCCAAGCGAGCTGTAGGTATAAACTCTCCAGACATTGGCGCAAGAAAGAAAGAATTCTTTGAATACTTTTATGGCGAAAAATCACAAAGTGTGGCAGACAAACAAGCGTTGCCTACAGTAGACCCAATTTCTAATGGACCTGCTGCAGCAGAAGCATCAGCTGGTACTGATTCAAATGGTACTGTAATTCCATCACCCTCCGCAAGCGAAAGTAAATTTGGTTTTAGAGATCCTAATGGAAAATATCCTTTGGGCAATTTATTAAATGAGCCAGATACTAATAGACTAGCAAGGGGTGTTTTTAAAGGCACTATCGTTGAAGTAAAAGATGGTTTAAGAGTATTACAAATTCCTACAGCTAATGGTGCATCATGGAGCCAACCAGAAGCACCATTTGGTGGACAGTATCCTTACAATAAAGTTATGGAAACTGAATCTGGTCATGTTATGGAGTGGGATGATACTCCAGGAAATGAGCGTATCACACAGTTTCACAGAGCAGGAACTTTCTCAGACATTGATGCCGATGGCACACGTGTTGATTATATTGTTGGCGATAACTATACAGTTATGTCGAAAAACGGTTTCCTCTATGTTTGGGGTGCTTGCAATTTAACAGTTGGTGGACAAGTAAACATTCTATGTCAATCAGATGCAAATATTAAAGTAGAAGGTAATGCCGAAGCAATATTTGGCGCTAACCTAGATCTTGGTGTTGCTCAAAACTTGAACATGGCAGTTGGTTCTGACTTCTCTCTTAAAGTTGGAGGTAATTTAGATATTGATGTTGGTGGAAGTGCATCTGCTGCAGTTAAAGGTAATCTTGGTATAGCAGTTACCGAACTAACGGACATTAAATCCACAGGAAGTGTAAGATTTAGTACTGATTCTGCTATGGAAATAAAATCAGGTGCTGCTATGCGTCTTGATTACTCAAGAGGTGATTTTGGTAATGGCGCTAATGAGGCTACACCAAAAGCACCAGCAGATGCAACTGCTCTAGTGTTCCCACCACAAGGTAACCCACAAGGTAACAGCGTTGCTCCACTTGAAGGAAGAGAACGTACAGCAGATAAAGAGAAAGCTGGTGAAACAGAAGAAGATCTAAACACACCAGAAGGAAGAAAACTTCAGAACGATAAAAATGCTGAAGTTGCAGGTAGAGAAAATAACAACGCACCAGCTGAAGCAGCGCCAGCACCATCTGGTGGTGTACCAGATCCAAAATCTAAAGTTGATTGTGCAGTTATCTTCTCGAGCGAGAGATTTACTGACAGCTATAAACTAACGAAGAACTTTACACTGGGTATGTGTTGCGATGGTGGTATAAATGGACGCCACAGATTACAAAACCAAGAACTTACAGACTTCTTACAATTTAAAGACGCAGTTCGAACACGCATTTATACACCACAAGAAATTGTGTGTAACTTGGCTAACCACGTTGAAGCATGTTTAGAACCATTGGTGGCTGCTGAAATTGTGCCACAAGGTATGGTTGGTTATAAGAAAGGACTGTGGGGTATTAACTCAGGATATCGTTTGAAGGGTGTTCTTGCGGTAGAATCTAAAACCTCTCCGCACTGTAAAGGACAGGCTCTTGATATTGGCTTGCGTGGTGGTGATCGCTATAAGAGAACATTTGAGTTGGTCCAACAAATTGAACGTGTTATTCCTTACGATCAAATTATTCTTGAATACGATAATCCTTCTTCTGTTTGGATTCATATCGGTTACAACTATAAGGGTGGCAATAGAAGAATGGCGTTTACTATGTCTAGACACGCTACGTATCAAAGAGATGCTAAGGGTTTCCCTAAAGGGTTTGTTTTACTAGAGCCAGAAAATGGCGTATTTCCCAAGAAGGGATAATTGATGTTTTACCCTGAAGATCCTATACTTGGAACAGTTTTAGAGTATCAAAATTTCTCATTTTCGATATATTATGAGGAAGAAGACTTGTTAATTCCAGGAAATACAACCAGATATCCTGTTGTCATTACACCAAATCAGACAAATCCTACTACAGTTGTAAGGACAAATGGTGATCCAGGATCTATATCTGGTTATTTTTATGATTCTTTTGACAACAGTATTACGTATAGAACACCTCAAGATACCTTTGTGACGGTAGATAAATTTGAGCAGATTAGTAGAAGTGAATTGTCTGAAATGACTTCTTATGATGCGGACACAACAAGAACTATAAACTACACATATACTGTGTCTGCAATGAATGGTTCTACTGTTGTGGCTATAAATAACTATACTATTACGGTACAAAATGACTGGACCAGTGGTAAAAACAGTCTACAAACTTATGTAGGATACACAAGATAATGCCAGCAGTAGTTAGAATAGGCGATAAAAGCACTGGTCATGGGTGCTTTCCTCCAACTCCAATGGTTGGATCACCTGTATCTAAAACATTTATCAATGGCATAAAACCAGGAGTAGTAAGTGGACAATCTTTCCACGCTACCCATTCTTGTGGTATAACAGTTCATCCACAACCATCAGCTAGATCTCATGTTGCGGGTTCAGGAAATACTTTCATAGAGGGTTTCCCTGCTGCAAGAATTGGAGATAATATTTCTTGTGGAGATGCAATAGCGCAGGGATCTCCAAACACCTTTATTGGTGGATAATAAATAAAGATATGGCCAATAATACAAGAAACTTCGTAGATTTAGATCTAAACTTCACAAAGCATCCAGTCACAGGCGATATTTCTGTCAGACTAGATGAGAATGCGATCAAGCGTTCGGTAAGAAACTTAATTCTAACGAAAAACTTTGAACGACCATTTCACAGTGAGATCGGCTCTCAAGTAACTGCATTAATGTTTGAACTTGCCGACCCATTTACAGAAACAGTTATTCGTCAAAACATTATTGATGTAATTAACACCTTCGAACCACGTGTTGAGTTAATTGACGCACAAGTTTTGTATGATGAAGGTAATAACTCTGTTAATGTTAGAATAGACTTTAAAATTTTAAACACATTTACTCCAATAACATTGGATTTAGTTCTAGAGAGAACCCGATAAATGGCTACAAATAATAAAAGAATCAGAATTGGTGAACTTGACTTTGATGGTATTAAGGACAACCTGAAAGAATACCTAAAAACTCAAGACCAATTTAAAGACTATAATTTTGAGGGATCAGGACTTTCTGTTCTCCTGGATGTTCTTGCGTATAATACTCACTATAACGCAGTATATACTAACCTAGCAGTAAATGAAATGTTTTTAGATTCTGCTAGTAAGCGTGATAGTGTAGTTTCTATCGCAAAAATGTTAGGCTATTTGCCACGTTCAGCAAAGTGCGCAAAGGCTACAGTAAATATTAGAATTGTTGCTAGTGGCTCAAACCCAACACCGTTTTTAACTATACCTGCGGAAACATCTTTTTCTACATCGATAAATCAAGCCACGTATCTATTTTACACAAGAGAATCTTATAGTTCTGCTTTAATTGGTGGTGCATACACCTTTAATGGAGTGGTTCTTACTGAAGGTAAACCATTACAGTATCGTTTTGTTTATGAAGATGGGTTGCGTTTCGTAATTCCTAACCCAGATGTGGATACTGATACCTTAGTTGTTCGTGTCCAAGAAAGTTCTACTGGCGCATTTACAACATATAATTTTTCCAATAAGATTACTTCTGTTGATCAAACGACAAGAGCATACTTCCTAAAGGAAGTAGAAGATGGTAAATACGAAATCTATTTTGGCGACGGTATTATTGGATACAAGCCATCATCAGGTAACATTGTTCAAATAAATTATTTCAAATCATCCAAAACTATTGCTAATGGCGCTTCTACGTTTAATCTACAGGGAAGTGTGGCTGGTATTGGATCGGTATCTATTACAACTACAGCTTCAGCTGCTGGTGGCGCTGAACCTGAATCTATTGCAAGCATTAAACAAAATGCGCCAATCAATTACTCTGCTCAAAACCGAGCAGTAACAGCAGAAGATTATAAAGTTATTCTTCCACAACTATATTCAAACATAGATACTATTTCAGTTTGGGGTGGTGAAGAAAATGATCCACCAACATACGGTAAAGTTTTTATCTGCGTTAAACCAACCACTGGCGAGACTTTGACACCAGAGACAAAAGAAAAAATTAAGAACGAAGTATTAAAGAGCAAAAACGTAGTTTCTATTATTCCTGAACTTGTTGATCCAGAATACTTAAGAATTTTAGTGACTTCAACAATATATTTTAATCCTATTGTTACAAACTTATCTGGCTCTAGTATTGAAACATTGGTTCGTCAAGCAATTGTAAATTTCAACCAAAAAGAATTGAATAGATTTGACAGCGTTATGCGTTACAGTAGACTTTCAAAGGTTATTGATTCTGCAGCCGATGGTATCGTTAATAGCAATACTATTATTAGATTGGTAAGAAGAATCAATCCTGTGTTCAATCGTGTTCAGTCTTATGCTGTCAATATCGGCAATCCAATTTATAACGAATCTGGAATTACAGGTAACGTAGTAAGCACAGGATTTAGTATCCCAGGATCTACAACAACATTTTTTGTAGAAGATAATGGATTAGGATTTTTAAGAAGATTCTCCGTTACATCAACTGGACAGAAAATTATTTCTCCAGGGACAGTAGGAACTGTTGACTATAATCAAGGAAAAATTCTACTGCAAAGTATAAACATTGATGCTGCTACAGATAACGTAATTGATTTCACAATTAGACCTGCTTCTAATGATGTGGTTTCTGTTAGAAATCAGTTGGCTACTATCCAAGAACAATCTATTGTTTTAAGAGCGATTGAAGATAAAGTTGCTTCTGGCGAAACTACTGCTGGAAACTATGTGTTTACATCTAACAGACTATAAAATAAATGGCACTGGTAAAAACTAAAGTATCTACGGTTGTACCGAAGCAAACACCACAGTTTGTTAGAGAAGATCATCAAACTTTTATTGCGTTCTTACAAGCATACTATGAGTTCTTAGAGACAAACTATAAGAACCGAGAGTTAGAAAACATTCGAGATGTTGACGCAACTCTTGATCAATTTATTGAGCAGTTTAAAAACGAACTACTAACTCAGATACCAGACTTCGTTATTAATGACAAGCGTTATCTGGCAAAAGTTATCCAAGACGTATATCGTTCAAAGGGTACTGTAAAGTCATATGAGTTTTTATTCCGTGCCGTATTTAACGAAACACCAAACTTATACTTTCCTAAAACAGACATGCTTCGTGTGTCAGACGGTAAGTATAGTCAGAAGTCTATCCTTCGTGTAAGTCAAGTTGCTGGCGATCCATTAGATCTACTTGCACAAACCATCGTTCAATATAATGAGTTTGGAGCAGTTACCGCAAGCGCTCGAATTGAAAACGTAATCGCAGAACAGACTGGCGCTACACTTGTTTATTCGCTAACGCTAAACGTAGATTCAATTGTTGGAACTTTCTTAACTACAACTACAGTTGAAACTACTGGTACTCCAAAAATTATCTGTCTACCAAGGCAAGGTGTTATTGCATTTAATTCACTATATGGTGGTTCTTACTATCAACTAGGAGACGTTGTTTCAGTTGTTGCTGGTATAGGAACAGGAGCAACGGCAGAAGTATCTGAAATTTTTAACAACGGTACTGTTACCGAAATTGTTATTGACACACCTGGAAAAAATTATTCTGTAGGACAGGAACTTATTTTTAACAACACTGGCGCTGGTGGCGCTTCAAGTAACGCATTAGTTTCAGCACGTGCTATCATTTCATCAGTAAACGGTACAGGTGGTATTACTGGAGTCAAACTTCTTTCTGGTGGTAATTTTTATACGAAGTTACCGATAGTTCTCCCACCAGTATTACCTGCAGTACCACCACCAGCAACTACTGGTGGCGCAGTGTTGTTAGCTGTATCAGACAACATCGGTAAGATTACAAAATTAAATATACCAACATTTGGTTTAGATTATGAGAATCCACCAAACGGTATTGCGCCAGCATACATGGTGATGAAGAATGTTAGTCCAGAATTTTCTATTGGTGAAATATTAAGAGCAGCTCCACAAACACTTTCAACAGAAACAGAAGATGATTTAGTTCAGGAGAATGGCGACAAGTTGTTACTAGAAGGACAACAAAGTCCCGAAGGTGTATTAATAGAAGCAGATACAGATAGAAACCTTTACAAGTTGTTCCCTGTAACAGATAGATTCGGTATTGGTCTAGAAAGTGGTGGAACATTGCTTTCTGAAGAACTTAATCCATTCATCACAGAAGAATCTGCCGAGTTTACAAAGAGCATGACTGTTGAAGGTTGGGGAACAACAGGTCTAGCGAAGACTGGTTCTAAGGGTAAAATTGCTTCATTAAATCAAGCAGAATTAAAAGGCGAAGTTGGAACTGTTGGTAAGACATTAGGAACATTCCTTAATGCTGACGGAAAAATATCAGAATCATCTAAGAGAATCCAAGACAGTTACTTTTATCAAGACTTTTCATATGTGATTAAAGTTGGTCAGTCTATTGATAAGTACAGAAGCATTGTTAGAAAATTATTGCACCCTATCGGTTTGGCTTTGTTCGGTGAAGTTCAGATTCAATCGGTCGCTGATGCTGCATCACAAATAGTTGGTGGAGCAAGAATACAATTACTAGCACAAGTTTTGAGTTCATTTATTGATGCTAAGATGGTTGCTATTGGTAACTACAGAAATCCATCTAAAGAGAATTTCCCTGAAATAGAAAAGCAAGAAATTACTTTGAAACTGGAAGACTTCGTTGCTTCTATTTTAACTATCCGTGTATCACAAACTGAATTCTTGCCTACAATAACATTCCCGAACTTAACACCATCTGAAGTTCACTTGTTAGATCTAAGAGCATTAACAAAAGAACAAACAGAAACCATTATCTGGGCAAACAGAGTTCTTAGAAAAGCCACTAATAGAACGAGTTACTATGAGAAAGAACTCGAGGTAAATCCAGATAGAACTGATGCAACGATTAAATTTGGAAATCGTTTAAATTGGCTAGAAAAGTGGAAATTCACTTTTGCTCCATATGCAGCAGGAACAAAGAATACAATCGGTGTGACTACACCAGAATGGACACAAACCTATCCAGGTCTAAACAATGGATATTGGTCTATTGGTAGCACACAAATAAAAGATTTTGGGACTATTACTATCGCTGAGGTTATAAATAGTCCTAATAGGAAAGTAAATTTCGCTTTTGAATCCTTCATTGATGTAGTCGCTCTACCAAGAGGTGCTATAACCTTTGACCGCATTCGTGGGGGTCATACTTTCGATAACAACTTGGCTTATAGAATGGATGCTGATTCAATTGAGTTGGATACAACCGAATACTCAATGGACAACAACCGAATTAAGTTTGACAATCTAACATAAATTAGGAGACAGCAAGAATGGCTGCAATTATTACAACAAAATTCCGCATTCACAATGCGCAATCTTTCAAAGAGGGGTTTGACGAGGCAGTCGCTTCTAATGTCTATCTTGGCATTGGTAGACCGCAATCGTGGGCTAACGACAATACACCTGATACACCAAAAGACACAGTAAGCGATGAGTTTTACTACTGGGATGATATGATCGCTCTAAAGCGTGTTCAATCATCTGACGTTGCTCTTGCTATTGTTCGTCGCAACTGGACATCGGCAAAATACTATGACATCTATCGTCATGACTACAACGGCACTACTGCTGGTGTAAACATTAATGATGGTGGCGCAACAGCACCAGCTACATTAGCTGACGCAAACTACTATGTTATTACTGATGAATATAACGTATACAAGTGTATCAATAACAGAAAAAATGGTGTAGTTGTTCAATCAACTAGCAAGCCAACAGGCACAACACCAAACGCATTGATCGGTCCATTGGCTGATGGTTATGTTTGGAAATATATGTTCACTGTTTCTCCAGCTGACGTATTAAAATTTGTGTCTACAGACTTTGTTCCAGTTAAGACATTAACAACTAACCCAGGAAGTACTGACGCATACTATACACAGTGGTTGTCACAAGACGCTGCTATTGATGGTGCTATCGACCACATTACAGTTACAACTGCAGGAACACTTTATACTGTGGCTCCAACTGTGCAAATTGTTGGTGATGGTACTGGCGCAACAGCTAATGCGGTTATCGATGCTGGTACTGGTACTGTTATCGGTATCACTATGACAGCAAAAGGAACTGGCTATACCTACGCTACTGTAACACTAACAGGTGGTACTACTGGTGTTAACGCTGCAGCAGCAGCAATTATTGGTCCAAAAGGTGGACACGGTAAAGATCCAGTAGAAGAACTCGGTGGTTTTTATGTTATGATGAACGTCCGTCTAGAATATGATGACGGTGCTGGCGACTTCCCAGTTGACAACGACTATCGTCGCATCATGTTGGTTCGTGATCCATTTAACTTTAACACTAGCGTTGTTTCATCAACAACTACAATGCGTGCTATGCGTGTGTTTACTGTTACTGGTGTTACAGGAACATTCCAACCTGACGAACAAATTACTGGCGCAACTTCTACAGCCAAAGGACGTATTGTTAGAATTTGGTCAGAAAGTGGAACTAATTATATCAGCTATGTTCAAACTAGAGTTGAAAATACTGCAGGAAGATTATTCCAAACTGGCGAAGGTATTGTAGGCGCAACATCTACTGCAACTGCAACCATTTCAGCCATTGCGAACCCAGAAGTTCAAGCAGATAGTGGTGATGTGCTTTATGTAGAGAACCGTCGTGCGATTAATCGTGCGTTAGATCAAATCGAAGATATCAAAATTATCGTTGAGATGTAATCATAAATAATGTTTAATTACAATCTGTTAGGTAAAGACGCATGACTATAAACTTCAACGTAAATCCATACTACGACGACTACACAGAAGACGATAAATTTCTTCGTGTGTTGTTTCGTCCTGGATACGCAGTACAAGCCAGAGAACTGACACAAGCACAAACGATTTTACAGAAACAAGTAAGTCGTTTGGGTGATCATATCTTTAAGAATGGATCCATGGTTATCCCTGGAAACATTAACGTAGATAATAAAGTTCACTTCGCTAAACTAGAAGATCTGAATCAAGGTGTTTCCGTCAAATCATATTTGACACAATTCAGAGACAAAGTTATTACTGGTCAGACATCTGGCTTGAAGGCAGTTGTTATTGATACGTCTGAGTGCGCATGCGTTCTTGCAGATGAAAAAGAAATTGCTACACTTTACTACAAGATTGAAGGTACTGGTGATGATGATGAAACAAAGCGTTTCATTCCAGGTGAGCAGTTAGTTGCAGAAGAAGCGGATAACCAAATTGCTACAAACTATCGCTTAACAGTTAACCAAACAGGTAGCCTTGTTGTTAACGTAAGAAGTTTCGGTGATACTGGTCTAGTAGGTACATCTTACACAAACGATCCTATCAAAGACGTTCTCGGTTTCGGTTACGTAGTTGAAGTTGAAGCAGGTATCTATTATGTAGATGGCTTCTTTGTTAAGAATGACGAACTACACCTTTACATTGGAAGATTTAGCGTAGACCCAACAAATCGTGTTGGTTTCCGTGTTAACGAAACTATTGTTACACCAGAAGATGATGAAAACTTAAATGACAATGCACAAGGTTCAAATAACTTTGCAGCTCCAGGTGCTCATCGCTATAAAATTGAATTAGAGTTAATTAAGAAAGAACTACAAACAGCAGACGAAGATCGTTTCATCGAATTACTTCGTGTTAAAGCTGGTCGTGTTCAACAAAAGATTGACAAGTCTTCTTATGCTGAATTAGAAAAAACTTTTGCTAGAAGAACCTTTGACGAGTCGGGTAGCTATGAAGTAAACAAATTTAAACTTTCAACATTTGAACACTTATTAGATGCAGAAAAACCATTGGGTGTTTATACTGCTGCGCAAGGTGGTAGCGAAGATAAATTTGTTATCGGTATTGATCCAGGTAAGGCATACGTTCAAGGTTATGAAGTTGAATCTGTTTCTACACAGTATCTAACATTAAACAAAGCAAGAAGCGAAGCTGACGGACACGTTGCTAGACTAAACAACCAACCTATTGCTACACCAGTAGGAAACTACTGTCTTGTAAATAGCGTATACAAGTATCCAGATATTGCTACATTCCAAACAGTATACCTTGTAAGAACATTAAATACGGTAGGTGGTGCTTCACCATCAACAGCAGATATTGTTGGTACGGCAAAAGTTAGATCTTTCCAACTTCACAATGGTGATTATACTGCTCCTATCTTTAAATTAAGTTTATTTGAAATTGTAATGAACGAAGGAAGTTCATTTGAAACTGATGTCAAGTCTATTGTAAATGGTTTATCAGGTTCTACAAACTTTACATGTAATATCGTTCCAACATTTAAACAATTATCTGGTTCTGCCACTTCAACGACAGGCGCTACAGCTGTTACTGGCGTAGGAACTAAGTTTACCGATGATATTAATGCATTTGATGTTGTATACATTGACGGCACATTAGTCGGTACTGTTGCATCAGATCCATCAGTAAACACTACTCTAACACTAGCGGCTAATGGAGCTGCAGCTAAAACTGGTGGTGTTATATCAATATTCAGAGCAAAACTATTTGAGCCTGAATTTAATTCTCTTCTATACAAAGTAGGATATGAATCCATCAAGACCTTATTAGGTTGGGATGGTTCTTCTTATTCTGCACGTGAAACTTCTACAAAAGTTAGACGTGTATTTGGTGTTAAGACAGCTGGCGATAATAAAATTGAGCATACGCTAAACACCGACTTAGAATCTTTTGCATCAGACCAAGATATTTCTAACTTTATTCTAATCAACACAACAACGAACGCTATCGTTCCTATTGATTCTGCTGATGTGACGCTTTCTTCTAACAACACAAAAGTAGAAATTCAAAGCGTATCAAAAATTGCTAACGGTACTAACTACCTAATGATCGCTACTGTTAATCAGGCGAACAGTGAAGGTGGAGCAAAAGAAAAGATTCTTACATCAAACACAGAATATATTACAGGGCAAAAAACTGTAACTACTAAATCTGTTGCTCTTGCTAAAGCAGACGTGTTGCGTATAAAATCAGTGTTAATGAATCCAGGTAACTTTACAAACAATACTTTTACAACAGGTATTGATGTTACTGATCGTTTCGTTCTAGATGACGGACAACGTGATACACATTATACTAATGCTTCGTTGGTTCTAAAGCCAGGACAATCAGTTCCTTCTGGTGCTCTAAGAGTTGAATACCAATTCTTTAATTATGGAACAACAGGCGATTACTTCTCTGTTGATTCATACACAAACTCTATTACTCAAAACACAGACTTCAACTATGAAGACATTCCTTCATATTCAGTAAGAAGCAAAGACGGAAAACGTGAAACAGTTTATTTGCACGATGTTATTGACTATCGTCCAGTAATTGGTGGAAGTAACACCAGCCTAAACGAGATTCCTGTTATCGGCAACGAGATGTTGTCTGATATTGCATACTACCTTCCACGTTTTGATAAGATTGTTCTTGACTCTGTTGGTCGCTTCAACATTATTGTTGGTGTTCCAGCGGTAAGCCCACAAGAGCCACTAGATCCAAAAGACGGAATGGTGTTGGCTTCTGTTATGGTTCCAGCGTACACTAAAAGTGTTGGAGACATTAAATTCTATCAAAGAGATAATCGTCGCTATACAATGCGTGATATTGGTGACCTCGAAAGAAGAATTTCAAATCTAGAATACTATGTTTCTCTAAACTTACTAGAGACAGATACTGCGCAACTACAAATTAAAGATGCCTTGACAGGTATTGATAGATTTAAAAATGGTTTCATTGTTGACCAGTTTACAGGTCACGGTATCGGCGATGTTAAGAACTCAGATTACAAAGTTTCTGTTGATACTGTAAACAGAGAACTACGTCCTATGCACTTTACGCAAGCTGTGGATATTGTTGAAGATCTAGAATCTGCTGCTCAACGTGCTTCTAATGGTTACAAGAAAACTGGCGATTTTATTTCTCTACCATACGCTGAAGAAATTTTCATTTTCAACCCTAACGGCACAAGAACTATTGACGTAAACCCATATAAGATTGGTGCGTTCAAAGGTGAAATTGTATTAAGCCCAGAGAGCGATGTATGGAAAGATACAGAGCGTCGCCCAGACTTAACAGTTGTTGACGATAACGGATATGATGCTATTCGCTTTATGGCTGAGCAACTTGGTGTTACTGGTACTCAGTGGGGTGAATGGCAAACTAACTGGACAGGTATTTCAACTTCAACCTCTACATGGCAGACAGGTGATCCTAATCGTCGTCGCCAAACTGTTACTGGCTTTGAACAAACGATTACAACTGAAACAGGTATTCAGTCTAGAGAAGGTATCCAAACAACATTGTCTTCTACAGTTAATGCTGTAGACTATGGCGATAGAGTTGTTGATATTTCATATGCACCTTACATGCGTGCACGTCCTATCGTTTATACCGCAAAGAACTTAAAAGCAAGCACTAAATTCTATGGCTTCTTTGATGGTAGATCTATCAGCGAATTTATTAAACCTGCCGATGTCTTTAAAGTTAATCTTGCAACTGGTGCAACTAAGATGGTGTTTGATCCAGCTGAGTTAACTGAACAGATTTTAACAGACAGCTTTTTCAGAACAGAAAATGGTGTAGTAGAAGCAGCATATAGTGTTGGTGATGTTGTTCAGAACGAAGAACATACTGCAACAAATATTACAGCTATTACACATATTACTAATGTTCTCGGCGAAACATCGTTTACCTTGTCAGTAGCATCTGCTACTGGAATTAGACCAGGACACTTTGTTCAGTTATATAATTTGGCAGCAGCAAGATCTATCACTTCACCGAATAGTTTGTTCCCTGATTTGGCTAGAACTACTTCTACAATTATCAACTATTCATTGAATACATCTGAAGAATTAAATTACAGAATATTCAAAGTAACAAACGTATCTGGCACTACAGTAACTCTAGCTGATCCAAATGGCGCTACTATATCTGCATTCAGCGCATACAATACCGCAGCATATAATTCTGGAGACGGTGGTAAACTAAAACGTCTAACAGCTTCTGGTGTTGTTGCATTTGCTGGCGCAGTAACAACTTACACTAACCTGACAGAGAGTGGTGTTGTTAACACATACCCTTCTGACATGGAAATTCATGTTGTAAACATTAAGGGTGGCTTTGCTCCTGGAGATGTGTTGACAGGTCAAGCAGACATTTCAACAGGATTGAAGAATCGTGTTGATCTTGAATTAGTTAATGGCACAGGTGTTGGCTTGTTGCCAACAATGAAACAACGTGGCGATTCAATTAGAACTGATGTTTGGGGTTCTGCTGTTGGTACGTTCTACCTCCCAGCAAATACCTTTAAATCAGGAGAGCGTGCATTCAAGTTGATTGATAATATTTCAAACAACGATGCAGCGTTTGACTCTAAGGGATCTGCGATGTATATTTCTTCAGGAACTACGCTTTCTAAAGAAAGAACAATCGTTAACTCTCGTGATGTTCGTTTCGTTCAAGACAGACTTTATGAAGAAATTCCTGTACGTAGAACATCTACTTCAACACGTGTTCTATATTCATACTGGACAGGACACGATCCAGTTGCTCAAACCTTTACCGTAAGTTCACTAGGTGGCGCTTTCGTTACTGGCGTAGATATGTATTTCTCTGAAGCAGGTAATCGTCCCGTAACAGTTGAAATCAGAACAACAAACAATGGTGTTCCTTCTTCTAAGATTGTTCCTTTAACTGAAGTAACTCTATCACCACAGCAACTAAAAGTTTCTGATGATGGTTCTGTTGCAACAAGATTTAATTTTGCTGCTCCAGTTTATTTACAAGATGCCGAAACTTATGCTATCGTTGTTAAGACAGACGAGCCAGGATGTCAAGTGTTTGTTTCTGAATTAGGACAAAACGACATCATCACAAATAACATTGTAACTTCACAACCATTAACTGGTTCATTATTCTTGTCGCAAAATACACAAGAGTTCCAGATTAATCCGTTGCTAGACTTGAAGTTCGGTTTGTACAAGGCAACCTTTGATACTTCAGCTACAGTTGTTGCAGCATTCAAAGCTGTTCCACCTCACTCTTATGAGTTACAAACAAACCCATTTGAAGTTTCTACAGGAACAACTAAGATTCGTGTTCTTGCTAAGAACCATGGATTTAATGCTAACGACAAAGTAATTATTAGTGGTGTTGCTGAAGGTAACTACGGAAGCAACGATCCATTGCTAGGTATCCCAGCCAGCTTATTGAATGGACCACAAACTGTTATTGCTGATGGCTTAGAAGATGATTCTTTCGTGTTTGAAATTACAACACAAGATTCTTCTATACCTCCACAAAATCTACTTGCTTATAAAACATCTACAAGTACTCAAACAACTACTGCCGATTTTGTTAAAGGTAACTACGGTGGAACTGGCGTAACTATTACTAGACAATATCAAGCAGATCAACTATACTTGAAGACAGCCGATCTAACTTTCCAAGATACTACTCTGACATACAAAGTCAGCGCAGAAAATGCTGCTGGAACTATGATTCCATATGCTCCTATCGTGGCTAATGCTGATTACATTTTCGATACAAGAAAAACTGTTAAGAGTTTAGAAAATCAATATGTCAATCCAGTAACATCTGTTATTCGTCCTTCACTAAGATTACAAGCAAGAATTTCTTCTTCTAATCCTAATGTATCGCCAATGATTGATATGCAGAAAATATCTGCCTATGTTGTTAAAAATCTAATTAACGATGTTCAAGAATTTGACTTAAACGTAGAAGCGATTGACAAGAGAAAACTACTAGACAATACAGTTACCTCATCATTGGTTTGCGCTAATGGAACTGGAACTTGTACAATAGTAACTGACGATGATGCTGCTGATAACCTATTGGCTACCGTAACGGCAGGTAAATATATCAAGATTGAAAACTGCGCAACTAATATCAACGGTAAATTCTTGGTCAAATCCGTTGTAGTTTCTACTGATACTGTAGACTCTGGAGACGCTGAGGGAGACAAAGTAACATTGACTCTTGAAGGTAACTTTACCGCAACAGGAACAGTAACGACTAATACACAAGGTTCTACATTCGCTATTTCTGTGCTTGATAAATATGTTGCTGACTTTGCTCCAGTAGGCGCATCTAACAAAGCAAACTATATTACAAGAACTCTACTACTAGATTCACCAGCAGATTCTATTAAGATTTTGTTTGACGCCAACCTAGCAGAAGGAACAGATTTACAAGTGTATTATCGTGCATGGGAAAATACAGCTGATCTAAATACATTGAATTATGTAGACACTGGATTTACTAAGTCTACCTCTGACGCACAAAATGTGTTTAGCGAAAGAAATATTACGGTTGAAGACATTAAACCATTTACAAACTTAGCAATTAAAATTGTAATGAAATCTAGCCATCCTGTATATGTTCCAAAACTTAAAAACCTAAGATTGGTAGCATACTCATAATGGAAAAAGTTAGAGTTAGTAATTTCCCAGATCTAAGAAAAGATATGGTCAATGGTGGAGTGATTAACTCTAATAAAGAATCATACAGTTTCTATAAAGAGCAAAGATCAAAGATGCTCAAGGAACTGTCTGAAAAAGACCTTATGAAAGAAGAGATAAATAATATGAAGGATGATATTGCTGAGATGAAAACTATGTTAAAACTTTTATTGGATAAACGATAATGGCACTCCAGACACCTGTTACTACTGTACCGCAAACTGACACCTTTGATCAGTGGCGTGTAAAGACCAACTCAGTTATTACTCAGTCTAATCAGACTGTACAAGACGTTGGCGACATCGCTGCTTTGGGTGGGGGACAGTCTAATTTGGTTCAAGCCATTAACGATGGCACTGATTTTTCAATTGCTATAACAATTGCGTTAGGATAACAAATGGCAAATAATTTTAAGAATGCGCTGGCAAGAAACGTAGGTACTACAGCAGTACAACTTTATCAAGCACCATCTAGTAAAAAGGCGATTGTTATTGAACTTGATGTTTGCAACACGACATTAGGATCTGTAACTACAAGCGTCTATATCACCTCTGGTGGTCAAACTTACTATGTTGTAAAAAATGCTCCAGTTCCCGTTGGAGGTTCTTTACAGGTTGTTGCTGGTCAAAAGATTGTATTAACTAATCTAGATTCTATTAGTGTAGTATCGAGTGCTGCAGCGTCAATAGATGTTATTGGTTCTATTTTAGAGGACGTATAATGGCTTACATCGGTTCAGCACCAGCAGACCAAACAACTGGAGCAAGACCAAGAGACGAGTTCCTTGGTAATGGGTCTCAGTACATCTTTCCTTTAGATCAACCAGTTCCTGGTGGTTTTGAATCTAATGTTCTAGTGGTCGTTGATAACGTGATTCAAGAACCAGTAGAAGCATATTTAATTTCAGATTTAGTCAATCTAACCATAACAAATGTAGTAGAATCAACTGCTATCACTGAAGGTCAATATATTCGTGTTGGCTCTATCAATGGTCTTATCGTTGAAGCAACTTCTACATACCTAAAAGTTTATGTAACAACTCCTGGTGGATTGTTTAGTACAGGTTCAGCAATTGTTTCCCTCACACAAGGTGGCACAAGTACTGCAACTTGCACGATCAGCGCTGTTGAATTACAAAAAGATACAGGGTTGCACTTTACTGGTGTTCCAGAAAGTGGTCAAAACATTTATGCCGTGCATCAAGGTGGAATGACCTATCAGCTAATTCCTGCTGCTGGTTCTGTTACCGTTGATTCTTTGGCAACCAATCTAAAAGCATTTACTGTAGACAAATTTACCTCTACTTCTGGACAGACAATATTTAACTTGTCGCAAGCGCCAGCATCGATTCAGGCAATTATTGTTACGGTAAATGGTTCAGTCTATACTGACAGTGTAGATTACAGCTTAAACGAAACGACTCTAACACTTGCAGTTGGTTTGGCTGCTGGTCAGAAGGTTACCGTGTTTCACTTGGGCTTCGGCACTGTTTCAAGAAACGCATTTACCGATGGTTCAGTTTCAACACGTGCTCTAGCTGATCTAGGTGTTACTACAGGAAAACTTGCTAATGGCGCAGTAACTAGCGCAAAGATGGCATCAGGCGCTGCTGTTGGAAACTTAGGATATACACCAGTAAATAAAACTGGCGATACAATGACAGGAGCATTGACTGTTCCTAGTATCGTTCTAAGTACTGGAGCAGGAAATGGTAAAATTACCTTCCCAACAAACTCCTCACCTTCAACCGACTTATATACGCTAGACGACTACCAAGAAGGCGACTGGTTTCCTATTACTGAAATCAATAACAGCCCAACAGGTATTGTACAAAGTGCTTCTACTACTTACGGTTCATACACGAAAATTGGAAACAGAGTGCATTGTACAGGAAGAGTTGTGTTGACTAGCAAGGGTTCAACTACAGGAAATGTAACAGTGACTGGTTTGCCATTTGCGCCATTTAATGAGCATATCGCTTTTATGATTAGCAATAATACAGGCATCTCAAATATTGTTGGAAGAATTTCGCAAAACAGCGGTACTATTACATTGGTGAATGCTAGTACTGGAACATTATCCAACGTCACGAACACGAATATCAATAATAACAGTGAGTTTTTCTTTAACTTTACGTATCAGTCTAACGACTAAATAGTTGTATAAGGAAACTATATGGCAATCAGTAAAATAAAATCAAACTCTCTACAAGACGACATCGAACTTCAGGGGCAAACAGTTAAGATGCCTGGAGGTGCTCAGTCGCTGCGCCCAACAGGAACTCTTACCTATCTAAAAGGTCAAGAAAGATTCAACGATGATGCTGCGAAACTTGAGCTACACGACGGCAAAAAATGGGATGTAATCAACACCCAATCAACTTCAATCGCATTGGGTATTGCTCTGAGTTAAAGGAATAAATGGTTATGGCAGTTTGGAATGATAAAGTGGTTGCCGTGAAACAACATGAAGGTTATGTCGTTCAGAGACTAACGGGAGAGAAAGACGACTATGGAATGATTACTATTCCATGGAAAGAACTTTGTACTGTTACCTTCATTAAAGAGGGCGAAGTTCATGTCGTCAATGAAACAGGAAAAATTCTTGGAAAATTGAGTCCTGGAAGATTCCATTATTCATTGGTAGACCTTGAGAACAAAAAAGAAGTAGAAAATAGGAATGCCGCAAAAGTAGAAGCTGTTGACGGATATATTCCTTCTAAAGAAGAAGTTGAGCAGGCAGCTGCTCAAAGACAGATTAAACTGGTTAGTCTTTCTAAGACTGACTTTTATTGTATTAGCGACCCCACTGGTGAGAGGGTCTGGGATGGTGATATATACACCATAACAAAAGAAACTCCATATTATGAAATAAAGCCTGAGCAACTGAAAAGATTGATACCAATTGACGATGGAATAACACTAAATAATGAAGAGATTAAAATTCATAAAGTTATCTACACAACAGTGTATGACCAACCTTTTAGAGTTTCAGGTATTGAAGGATCCCAGTTTATAGTTTTTAAACATGTCGGGTTCATTAAGCATATAACGCAGAGTCATTAATAAGGGAATGATAGAATGTCAAAAAAATTAGTCTTTACAGGATATGAACTAAACGTACTAACAGATACGCTTACAATACCTGGAAACATCAGACCAAACAGACTGTTATTGGTAACCGATGTAACAAACAATGTTATCATTTATAACTTTGCTGATCCTACATTGGGATACACAAACTACAGTTTTTCTGAATCACAGGATCAAACTGTATATAATTTAACAGCAGATTTAAGCGCTCTTGGTTGTACTGATGATGACGTTCTTCAAATCTTTATTGAAGAGGATCACGCAAAGATCGAATTCTCGGAGACAATGATTGACCCAGTTAACAAACTTCGTGTCTCTACTCCAGGAAACTTGATCGATACCGACTTTGAATATGGTCTACAAGGTACTAAGTGGGAAACTCTACAAACTGTTCAAAATATCCCTACAATTTATTCCTCAGGTGGTGACGTTCCATTAGAAGGTTTGAGATCTATTACAACCACAGCTGGTTCTAAAGTTGTTCGTGTTCTCTTGAACCAAGGTGCTGATATTAAACTTGGCGACCCTGTTGTTGTCCAAGGTGTTACACTTTCCCTTGCTGAAGGCGCATTCCTTATTACTGGTGTTGCATCTTCTACTGAATTCTACTATGAAATTGATCAAGTTTCACCAAGATCAGAAACAATTTCTGGTTCTTATACAACAGTTACTCAGGCAAAATTCTTTGAGGGTTCTTCACTTTTAATAGACGAATCAGATGGTTTGGGTATTACTACTGACGGTGTTGCTGGAGCTTCTACTTTAACAGTTTCAACACCAGAGGTTCATGGTTTAAATCCAAGAACAAAGATCTATATCCGCAACACTATTGGACCAAAACTTCTTACAGTAACATCTTCTAGCGCAACAGCACCAGACGGTCGCCCATATGTTGATATTTCTGCAGCATTAACTCAATCGCAGACAATCGATGCTACTCTAATTACAACACGTGGTAGCTACTTAGAGTTCCCAGTAGTTACATGGGACTGGCAGTCAACATGGAATACTTATCTAGCGACAAGTGATATTGATACTGTAGCTAATACCGTTGCGTGGACTGCGCACGGATTGCTTGATAATTACTGCTTGGTTTTCCAAACACAAGTTCGTGGACAAACTACTGCTGGTTTAACTGACGGTACAGTTTACTATGTTAAGGTAGTTAACGCAAACGTAATTCAATTATGTACTGACTACGGTACATTAGCGAACGTAGTAACTCTTGCAGCATTGGATACTACAAAGGGTCACCCAAGACTTGGTCTTTGCTATAAAGTTGAACAAAAGCAAGACTCAACACGTTATACTGCATTCTTCAACAGAAACAATACTGTTAACACTAACGGTGTTACTCGTAGCTTTGGAGGTCAAACATATAGGGGTTCACAACAGAACTTCTTGAACGACTTGACCTCTACCTACGGTACAGGACAGGTGCCATGGCAATTAAGCGTCTCACGTATCGACTATACTTCTAACACTGGTTTGTTTGCTGGTAACGGTTTATGGTCATATTATGGTGATGGTACTCCTCCTGGTCGTGTTCAACAATATCGTGTTGGTGCTGCTGGCGCAGGTTCAGGAACACAGTTCCCTAATCTAGATATTTCTACATCTATTTTCCAAGGTAACGGCACAACCTATAACGGTGTCGCTACAAGCGCTGGTCGTTATTACTCTGGCTTCAGTTTACTTCCAGATGCTGGTCTAGTATCAACAGACAAGTTCGGTAACCCAACATCTAACTGGGGTATTACACTTTACTGGTCAGGTCAGTACCGTCCAGCTTCACTAAACTTGAATCACTCAGGTAGTGACTTTGCTACTAAGTCATATGGTCTTTCTGGTCGTGCTCCACAACGTCTAATCGCTTTCCAAAGCAGAACACCAGATAGCGCATACACAACAACATTAGATGCCTATTCTAACTTACCTAACCAAAGATTGAATGGTCGTTTCGGTACTGGTTCGCATAAGTACACAAACAACGCAACTGGAACAAATGCATTTGGTGCACTTATTACCAACTATGTTGATGCAGGTACGCAAGTATTCTCAGGAAATAACACTCATGTATATTACTTGATGGCTGACGATATTCCTGCTAACTTCCGTAACTCTATCTTCAAGGCAGCTCACGGTTATGCAACCAATGACCTTGCTGAAGTGACGGTAAACAGCTACTCTACATCAAACAGATTCTCATTCGTTGATAATACTGGTGCTGCAGTTCCTATTGCTTCTTCTACGTTTACATGTAGAATTACGGTTATTACTGAAGATTTATTCAGAATTCAACCAACAGTGGCTCCAAACACTGACGATATGACGGATTATCCAACGAACTTTACTATTCTTGTTCAGAAGATTAATCCAACATACAACTCAATGTATATTGCTAACCACAAGATTACAACTACAACAGATGGTACCTTTACAACAGCTGGAACTGCTCCAGCGCCACTAGTAAACAATACTACTTACCGTGTTGCACGTCTAAACGATAACCGTGTATTCTTTAAGAATGCTTCAGGCGCTGGCGCAACTGCAGTTACTGCTCCTATCGGTAATACAAGCAACGCTGCTGCTGACTTTAACGTAAGTTTCCAAACACCACTAGGTATTAATCCTTCTTCAGCTACAATTACTAAGATTGAATATCGTGGTGACTTTAGACAGTCTACTGAATTCGTTGTTCTAAGATTCTACAACTCTGATGGTACAACAGTCAATAGTTCATTTAACATCGGTAACGTGGCACCGAAGGCATTTACTGCTTCTTGGTTGACTGCTGCTAACTGGACACCGAAAGACGTTTCTGCTCTTCTAAGAACAGACGGCACTAAGGGTATCCGTGTTCAGGTTGACCCAACATCTGGTGTTAATGCTGCTCCATCAGGTATGACTAACTGGTGGGAAATTAGATTTACTGTTAATGCTTCATCTGAAGACATTGTTTTAACATCACAAGGTTCTGGAACTCAAAACCTTAGATTGTTAAGCCAACAAGGTGCTTATGATGGTGCATATCCAATTGTTGACGTCCCTGCTACTGGTAGCGGTAGAACCTTTACTGTAGCTGCTCCATTTGAAATTCCTAAACGTGAATACAACGTAGTAGCATCGCAGGTTGATACTGCTAACGATATTATTACCGTATCTCCACTAGCTGATCACAACTTGTTGTTGGGTGAGCAAATTGAATACAACAATGGTGGACAAGCTGATATTATTGGAGCAGATGCTCGTTACATAATTCCTATTACATCTACAACATTCCGTATAGCAAACTCAGTACAGGATGCGTTTGATGGTAACTATGTTCAGTTGGGTTCGCCAGTAGGAACTCATAAAATCCTAACATCAAACATCATTAAAGGTTTGCCTGCTGTTGGTACAGTTGATGCAACAGTTAATACAAAACACTTTGCAGGAACATCTACTAAGTTCTTAACAGACTTTAAGAAAGGTGATGATCTTTACACCTTTGTTGGTGGACGTATGCGCAAGTTTACGGTTGATCTAGTATTGACAGATACTGAACTTACTGTTCTTGAAACTGTTGTAGCCAACGTAGTTGCTCAAAAATACTTCTTGAAGACTACTGTTAACTTACGTCCTGACGGATACAACCTACACAAGTCATTTGACGGTGGTGTTGATATTACTGCAGGTACTTCTCCTAACAGTAAGATTGTTCGTCAATCCCGTAAGTACTTCCGTTATCAATCAGGTAAGGGTATTCAAAACTCCTTCGCTATTAACTTCTCTCCTGCTAAAACATTAGCGAAGTTGACATACAACGCAACGACTAACCTTATCACTGCAACTACACAAGAGGTACATAACCTTAACGTAAACGATAAGATTACAATTCAAAACGCTGAAGTAACATCAGGAACAAACTTCTACAATAGTTCTTACATTGTTTCAGCTATTATTGATCCGTTTACATTCCAAGTAACCTCAGGTGGCGCAATGTTGCAGTCTATTGCTGCTGGCTTCCCTGAATACTTTAGAGAAGAATGGCGTGATTCATATATCCGTGCAGGTATGTTCGATGATCAAAACGGATTCTTCTTTGAATATGATGGACAAGATATCTACTGCGTACGTCGTTCTTCAACTCTACAACTATCTGGTGTTGTTCAAACAACCAAAGGTTCACAAGTTGTTGAGGGAACTAACACCAGCTTTACTGGACAGTTAGTTGTTGGCGACAAGATTTCTATTCGTGGTCAGTCATATAAAGTTGTTTCTATTCAATCTGATACACGTTTAGTTGTTCAACCTCCATATCGTGGTGTTAATGCGGTACAGGTTAAGATAACTAAGACTGTTGACGTTCGTGCTAAGAGAACAGAATGGAATATTGACCGTGCCGATGGTGAAGGTCCATCAGGATATGTCTTTAATCCGCATAAGATTCAGATGGCATACGCTGACTACTCATGGTACGGTGCAGGTAAGATCCGCTTTGGCTTCAAAGATACAAAAGGACACGTGTTCTACTTCCATGAATTTATCCACAACAACAAATTGAACGAATCATATTTCCGCTCAGGTAACTTACCTGGACGTTATGAGATTGAAAACGGTGATGACCCAACATCTGCGCCAACACTGTTCCACTTCGGTACTTCTGTTATTATGGACGGTTTGTTCAGCGATGACGGTGCTTACAAATTCTCCGCTATCTCTAAACCATATGTTTACGCAAACGGAACAACTGGAACAGTAACTGCAACAGCTCAATCTGGTTTTGAACAGGTTACACTAAGAGGTAAACGTGTTTGGGTATATGCTATCCCTGTTTCGCAAGCCGATGCTGCGAAAGTTGTTCAAGGACAGTTGATTAGAGATGCTGGCAGTATTCTACCTACAAGCACTTATATCTCGCAGGTTAAAGTTCTTGCAACAGGTTCTAAGGTCTATGCAAGTTACCCAGCCACTGCAGTTATTCCAGATTCAGGAACATACCTTGATATTAATACTTCAGCAGTATTAACATACGGAGAACTTTCTGCTACTGACTTGACTAGACCGCAACCACTGATGTCAATTCGTTTGGCGCCATCTGTTGACTCTTCTCTAACTGGTTTCCTTGGCGAACGTGAAATTATTAACAGAATGCAGGTTATTCTTGACTCAGTATCAGTTACTTCTTCTAAAGAGGTTGACTTGTTCCTAATCTTGAATGGTGCGCCTTCTAAATTGACGTTTACTAGCGTTGGAACTCCATCGTTGTCACAATACATTGACCACGATACAGGCGACGTTGTCGCTGGAGGTGTAACACTTTATGTGGGTAAACTTACTGGTGGTACAACAGCTTCGTTTGACTTGGCTGGATTGATTGACTTGGGTAACTCAATTCTAGGTGGAGACGGTATTTTCCCATCTGGACCTGACTTATTGACTCTATTAGTTCAACCTACGTCAACCAGCGGTATTACTGCAGCTTCACCATTTATTGTATCAGGAAAACTTTCTTGGTCTGAGTCACAAGCGTAAGGAGCTTCGAAGATGGCATACATCGGAAGAGATCCTTTATATGGGGTGTTCGAGAAGCAGGTATTGGCTCCAAACGGAGTCCTTACCTCCTTCACTCTGGACTACCTTGTTGGATCTGCAACGTCACTTTTAGTTTTAGACGATGGCGCAATTGTTGAGCCAGGAGTCGGCTACACTATTACTAATGGTGGAAGAACAATCCAATTTACCTCAGCCCCTGCAGGTAACGTCTATCTAATATATCTTGGCAAACAATTATTGGTTCCAAAATATGGTAGATCTTTTATTGTTAGAGATTTAAATGACAATTTAACGATACTGGCTGAAGATCTAGCTGACATATTATCGCTCAACCCAATCACAACAAACAGAACTGTTTTTATTCCCACTGCATCTGAAGTAGCAGGTTATCAGATTATAGTTAGAAATAGAAGTTCGACTGTATCTGTAATCGTTAATGCTGGAGCAAACATTGCAACTGTTACTGCAGGTACTGCTGTTACTATCGCCTCAGATGGAGTTAGCTGGTTTATTGTTCCATAAATATTAAGACCCGAAAGGGTCTTTTTGTTTTCTACCTTGCATAATTTATAAATATACTAGTAGACTAGAGGGGTAAAAGTGGCAACAGTTTCAAATCTTTATATTGACCAAGGGTCTGATTATAGTTCAATCATCACGTTGACTAATCAGAACGGTACAGTCATGAATTTGACTGGTTACACGGTACAATCTCAGTTTAGAAAATCCTATCAATCTTCAGCATCAACATCATTTGTTGCAACTGTATATAATGCTACCGCAGGTCAAATAAGACTACAACTTGCTGCTACCGCATCATCTGCAATAGCAGCTGGTAGATATTTGTATGATATAGAGATCATAGGATCTGGAGAAAGAAAAAGAGTATTAGAAGGTATAGTTGTTATATCTCCTGAAATAACGAGGTAACAAAATGAGCGATTTAACAATACCAGTAGGTGATACAAATATAACTGCTGTGGTAGATTCTACAGGTAGCGCTACGCAAGTCCAATCAATTGGTATTCAAGGTCCATCTTCTGCTGATGTTCCGTTAAGTTCTAACATGGAAGTTGACATAACAACTAACGGTAAGGTTGATGGTTCTGTACTAGTATATAAATCCACCACTTCAAAGTGGACGGCAACAAAAACATTAGACGCCCAAAATATGGAGGGCGGTTTCTATTAAAAACTGGAGAATTTAGATGGCATCTATTATTCGTATTAAAAGATCGACTACTGCTGGCGATCCATCAACACTTGGAAGTGGCGAACTAGCATACTCAGCAGCAGACTCGGCTCTCGTAACTGGTGGCGACCGACTATACATTGGTATAGGTTCTGAGACCTCAGGCAACGCTGCATCGCATATTGTCGTTGGTGGTAAATTCTTCACCGACATGTTGGATCACGCAAAGGGTGTTCTAACTGCTAACTCCGCAATAATTACTGATTCTAATAGTAAGATTGATCAACTTAAAGTTGACAACCTTGACTTAAATGGAAATACAATTTCCTCTACCGATACTAACGGTAATATCATATTAGATCCAAACGGTACTGGTTATGTTTCTATTGTAGGAACTAATGGTGCTGTTATCCCAGTCGGTACTACTGCTCAACGTGGACCAGCTGTACAAGGTACAGTTCGTTACAACACTGATACTTCTTCTTTCGAAGGTTACTCAGGAACTACATGGGGTTCTCTAGGTGGCGTTAAATCTGTTGATGGTCTAACATACATTACCGCAGAATCTTCTCCTGGCGCTTCAGACGATACACTTTCATTTGTCACGAATGGTACCGAAGCATTCTCAGTAGACACCGATAGTTTAGATATTTCAACTAAGATTGCAACGGTTAATATCAATGCAACTACTGCTTCAACAAGCACAACAACTGGTGCTTTGGTTGTTGATGGTGGTGTTGGTGTTGCTGGCGCATTGCAAGTTGGTGGTTTAATTAATGCTCAGTCTGCTACATTCAGCAACATTAATAATACACCAATCGGTAACACGACACCAAGCACTGGTGCATTTACAACTCTATCAGCATCATCTACTGCTACCTTCAATGGTTCAGTAATGATTGGTGCCGATACACTACAAGAATACATTCAAGATATTACTGGTGGTCAGATTGCTGACAGCACAGAAATTGATGCTACATACAACGACACAACTGGTACTACTACATTAGACCTTAAGACAACTGCAGTAACAGCTGGATCTTATGGTTCATCTACTGCTATCCCAACTTTCACTGTTGATTCAAAAGGTCGTTTGACTGCTGCAGGAACTGCACAAGTAGGAACTACTCTTAATATCGCTGGCGATACTGGTACTGATGGTGTTGCGCTATTAACAGATACATTAACTGTTTCTGGTGGCGAAGGTGTTGACGTAGCTGTTACAAATAACACCATTACTATTGCTGGCGAAGATGCTTCGTCAACTAACAAAGGTATTGCATCTTTCTCATCAACAGGATTTAACGTAACTGCTGGTGCAGTTTCTCTAAGCGACACTGTTGTTCAAGGAATTACAACTGACTCTGGCGCAATCAACATGGCAGGTAATGCCATCTCTGTGCTTGGTGGGGAAGGTATTGATGTTACCCACAACGGAACGACAATTACTATTGCTGGTGAGTTGGCTACTGGCTCTAATGCTGGTGTGGCATCTTTCGATGCAGCAGATTTTAATGTATCTTCTGGTGTAGTTACTATTAAAGCAGGTGGTGTTGGCAACGCACAACTAGAAAATTCTGCAGTAACTATCGGTTCTACTTCAGTTTCTCTTGGTTCAACTTCTACCACTTTAGCTGGAATTACTCAACTTGATGTTGATAATATTCGCATCGATAGTAATACAATTAGTGCTACTAATACTAATGGTGGTGTTACTCTTGCTCCAAATGGAACAGGACACATCTCAGCAAGTAATGCATTAGTTAGAGATGTTGCTACTCCAATATTACCTGGAGACGCTGCAAATAAAGCATACGTTGATGCGGTAGCTGAAGGTCTACACATTCATGCTTCAGTAATGGCTGCTACAACAGCAGCGATTCCTGGTTCTGTAACTTATGATAATGGAACTGCTGGTGTTGGCGCTACGTTAACTACAGATACACCATTGAATACCTTAGATGGTTATTCACTTATAAATGGTGATCGTGTTTTAATTAAGAATCAAGCAAACGCTGCGCATAATGGTATTTACGTTCGCACTTCTTCAACAGTATTTACACGTGCTGCTGACTTTAATACAACAGCTGAAGTTGCTTCTGGTGACTTCTTATTCGTTTCAAGTGGTACAGTAAACGGCAAAACAGGTTGGGTACAAACTGTTAAGTCTACAGCGATTGGCACAGACAACATTGTATTTGAACAGTTCTCTGGAGCTGGAACATATATCGCTGGCTCTGGTCTAGCGTTTACTGGCAACACAATTGACATCGTTTTACAAACAAATGGTGGTCTTGAAATTGTATCTGATGAATTAGGATTGAAATCTTCTGTTGCTGGTTCTGGTTTAAGTTTCAGCAATGGTGTAGTTTCTCTTTCAAGCAGCCTAGCAGGTTCTGGTCTTTCGCTTGCTTCTGGTGTTCTAGATGTAAACGTAGCATCGACAGGTGGTCTTGAAATTGCAACAGATGCGTTGCAACTAAAATCAACTGTTGCAGGTAACGGTTTAACGCTAACAGCTGGTGTATTAGATATCGGTGGAACATCTAACAGAATTACTGTTAATGCTGACAGTATCGATATTGCTTCTACATATATCGGTCAAAACAGTATCACTACATTAGGTACTATTACTACTGGTGTATGGCAAGGAACTACTGTTGCTGCTGCTTACGGTGGTACAGGTCAATCGTCATACGCAGTTGGTGATTTGCTAGTTGCTAGTGGTTCAACTGCTCTTTCTAAATTAACAGTGGGTACTAGTGGTCAAGTTTTACAATCTAACGGAACTACGCTAGTATACGGTGATATTGACGGTGGAACATACGCTTAATGTCGAATGTAATTAAATTAAAGCGATCTGAGATTGCGGGAGCAATCCCCTCTGCAAGTGATCTTGCAGTAGGAGAGATCGCATTTAATGCTGCTGATAAAAAGATATTTACTAAAAATAGTATTGGTGTTGTAACAACTATTGCATCAGTACATACTCCTGCTGATACACTAAGTGATATTACTGCTCGTGGCGCAACTTCTGCGGACGCACTTACTTTAACAAATGCTACTGCTTCAACAAGCAAAACAACTGGTGCGTTAAAAATAACAGGTGGCGTTGGTGTAGCAGGAAAATTAAATGCAGGTTCTATTGGTGTAAATGATGTATATACTTTACCTACCGTTGATGGTTCACCAAATTATGTTCTATCAACTGATGGTAGCGGTAACGTAACGTGGATTCCAAATGGATCTGGTTTTGCTTCAGTAACATCGCCGAGCCAAACTTCATTATCAGCAATTACATCATCAGCTTTAGCGATTGAGGGTGGTTCAGGTATTTCTGTTACACTGGATTCCATCCTAAATAAGATTACAATTACAAATACTGGATTGGCATCTGGATCATTTGCTTCTGAAGCATACGTAGAAGACGTAGTTAACACCGAAGTATTTCCTACAGGAGATTACGGTGACTTTACGGCATTCTCGCCAACATTAGATGCATTCGGTATTGCCATAACATCAGCCAGAGATTATGACTTGCAAGGATACACAGGGTATCTAAGAACAGTAAACTTTGGAACATTATAAGAGTGGAGATATAAATGCCAACAGTTGTGCAATTTAGACGTGGTACTACTACACAAAATAATGCCTTTACTGGAGCGGAAGGCGAACTAACAGTAGATACTACGTTAGACACACTTCGTGTTCACGATGGCTCTACTGCAGGTGGTTTTGAGTTAGTCCAAAAGGCTGCTTCTCAAACACTTACAAATAAAACTATCAATCTTACTAGCAATAATCTTTCCGCAACTCTTGCGCAATTAAATTCTGCTATTTCAGATGCTGATATTGTTTCAACATCAGGCGCAGAAACACTAACCAATAAAACAATTGCTCTCGGTAACAATACCGTAAGCGGAACTCTTGCTCAATTTAATACTGCTGTCACTGATGCTGATCTTGCTTCACTAGCTGGTTCAGAAACACTAACAAACAAGACTCTAACTTCCCCAGTAATTACTACATCAATGACGACAGGCTCTGCGTCATTGTCACTATTTGATGCTACAGCTACAACAATCGGTTTGGCTGGTGTCGCTACTGTATTCAATTTACAAAATCAAATAGCAGGTGGCGCAGGTTCAACTACTAAACTAGCAAATTCAGCTGTAGGTATTGGTAATACAAAACTCGTTGAGTTGGGTACTGGTGGTTTGGCAGGTTCTACTACTAATATTCTTATTGGTCCTACAGCATCTCAGGCTGGTACAGTTACCATTGGTGGTGATGTAACAATGGGTAAAGACGTAACCATTACAGGAAATTTAACTGTAAATGGAACAACTACTACAGTAAACTCAACAACACTATCCGTTGACGATAAAAATATTGAACTTGGATCTGTTGCTAGTCCAACAGACACAACTGCAGACGGTGGTGGTATTACATTAAAAGGCGCAACAGATAAGACCTTTACTTATGTAAACGCAACAGGACTTTGGACATCAAACATTGGTATTGAAGCAACATCGTTTAAAGGTGGCGCTAATTTCACCAGTGGTACTCTTGCTGGTATTACCAGTTTCGCATTCAGTACTGGAGCAACAGGTGTTAATGAGTTTAGCATTGATGGAACATTAGCAGGTAATTCTGACACTGCAATTCCTACAGAAAAAGCAGTTAAGACTTATGTAGATGGTCAGAATTCAGTATCACAAACATTAACAAATAAAACTATATCTGGCGCAAGCAATACTCTAACAAATATTGGAAACTCTTCGCTAACAAATAGTTCTATTAGTATTAATGGAACTTCGGTATCTTTGGGTGGATCAATTTCAGGATTGGCGACTACTGGTGGCGATTTGTCTCAGTTCGCTGCTACTACTTCTGCACAATTGCTTGGTGTTATTTCTGATGAAACAGGTACTGGTTCTTTGGTGTTTGCAACAAGCCCAACACTTTCTACTCCTACATTTAGTGGCAACACAAATATTACAGGGCACTTGTTGCCGACTGCGAACATTACATACGACTTAGGTAGCGCAACAAACAGATTCCGTGATTTATATTTGAGCGGATCTTCTATGTACTTAGGAACTACAAAAATTATGGTTGACGGAACTACTGGCGAAATGATGTCAAATGCTAACGCTGCTGGTGGTTATCCTGCTGGCTCTAATCAAAAAATGGCAACAACTACTGCTGTTGTCGCTATCGCTGGTGGCGCAAGTTTACCATATGTTATTGCTCTAGGAGGAATCTAACATGGCAGCAGTAACATCAAGACAGGGTCTAAAAGAATACTGCCTAAGAGAATTGGGCGCACCAGTTGTAGAGATTAACGTAGACGATGATCAAT